GGAATAGCTATGGGCTTCCCAAGGGCTTTAACGATGATGAAGTAGTCCCAATGTTAAATAAAGAAAGTGGATATGTATTTTTAACTAATGCAGATTATCAATGCGCAATGATGAACGGAAGCAAGCTAGAAATCTGGCACGTTTGCCCCAATTGCGGCTATGAAGGATTTGAAGAAGATTGCCAGCTAAATGATGATGGTTGTAACCAATGCAAGGAAGGAAAATAAAAAATGGATTATCAAGAAGACTTGAATGAATTAGGAAGAGAGATTGAGACTTTAATTGAATTTTACAAGGACAAATTGCCTGCTTACGAAATTGTAGCTCGACTTATTGCTGCTGGTGTGTCACTGTCACTAGCTCGTGCCCCTAATGATTTAGTGGGCATAAAAACAGTGCATGCCGCTATCGAAATAGGCATCTCTGAATTTGAAGAAAATCACTGCTAGAGGAAATATGAAAAGAAAAATAACAGCCTATTTATCCGATGAAACGGAGATTGCGCTTACCGAGATTTACTTAGCGCGATATAGAAATGATAGAAGTATTGATAAATCAAAAATTGTATGTGAAGCAATATTATTACTATATAATTTAGAATTTAGTGAATTTAAAGAAAAGGATAAATCAAATGACCTTCCAAGACGAAATTAGAGAACTAATCAAAAAGCAATCCAAAATAAACCCTAATGCATGTGATATATGCGATGCCCTTATATCCATATGTTGTGATATCGCTTTTGACTTTTTAGGAAAAGAGAAAGGACGAGATGAATTGTTCTACATGATTGATGATTATTACCTAGAGGAAAAAGTAAATGCTGAATAACAAGGAAAGCAAAATGTTCTGTGTGCGAATCCCCGTGGATTTGCACAATGTAGCCAAGTCTATGGCTTATTCTAAAGGATTGACGCTTCAAGATTGGATAATTTCTTTGATTGAAAAGGAGATTTATACTAAACATGAAGCCAAAACTTTAGACGATTTTAAAACATGGGGGAAATCCAATGAGAAAAACCGTGACAAATGAATCTCGCACTTTTTTAGAAATGACTTTACATTTAGATGAAGAGGAATCCTTAATTCTACGTGTCCCTACTTTTTGGGATGATATTAACAAACAGTGGATAGGGGCGATTAAAACCCCTAAAACAAATAAGTTACTAGCAGCGTCAGGTAAAGATTCATTTGAGCTTCAAAATAAATTTACCAAGCTTTTTTCTAAGTATTTTAATGATCCAGAAATGAGCAAAGAAATATATAGCATGTTCAAACCTTTGTATATTTGGGAAGCGACGGAATCAAAATGAAAAATGATGCCATTGAGGTTACTCAGAGTTTACCTACAAAACAGGAATTAGTGGATATGCTAATGGCGTTGAGCAGAAACTTACAAGAATTACCGCCGCAAGCACTTTATGCCCCTGTCAATCACGCTGATTTCGGCTCGCTAGTTTCATTGCTTTGCTCAATCTTTTTAGCTGATTGAAGGCAACTAAGTTGTTTAATCACCTCAAGATATTGATGTGTTGTATCGGCATCAACTTCAGGGGTAATATTTTCTTTTTGGTTAAGGCGTTGCTTGCCGAGCCAAATAAGCATGGTATTGTCGCGCCCTTTGACCGCTTTATCATATTGAGCTTGGCGTATAAAAACATTTCCTACGTCGTGGAGCCTCGAGGCATATTCGGTGAAAGGCATTCCTTTGTCCTTAACAACGCGGCTATAGAAATTATTGCAATGCATGTCGAAATAGGAAGCAATTTCTGTGCCCGGGCAACCAACTTTTAACATTTCGTCAACCTTGTCCCAGTTAATCGGTTTAGGTTTTCTACCCATCTTTTTGCCCATATTCACCTCAAAATCATTTCTGCCTTTATCTTTATATCATCAGGTTCGCCCTTAAATTCCGCAAGTAATTCTTTTAAACATTCTGAAATATATGGATCTTGCTCACTCATAGCGATAGCTTCATAGCAAAGAAAGCTTTTAGAAAGCCTTCGCTTCTCCTCGTCTCTTATTGTAATTGTTAGCTCAATGCTCATCGTCATACTCCATCTTTTTTTTCTGAACAAAATTCAACACCAAATCAAGAGCCGCTTGAAATCCCCTCGTATAGGCATTTTCTTTAAATATCTTATTCAGTTCCATTTGGTTATAGATATAGGTTACAATATCATTGTACATTTTTTTTCTCCCCGACACTTAACACATAAACACGAAATCCACGAGTATGGAATAGATAGGCTAGATTCTCTGCCAACGCGCCCCTCTTTTCCGCATCGTGTACATGTAGATTCAGATTCTTTTATCGCCTCGTCAATCAAATCATTTATTTCATCAGTTTCAGAACTTAAATAATATCTTAATGATCCAAATTTTTCTTTGATAGCAATAGGGTAAACATCTTCTATTTGTTCCCTTTTACAAATTTTAATAATTTTTTCTGTAAGAATTTCAATTAATTTATACCATCCGGGGCCGCAATCAATAGTCTCACATTTTTTAAAAAACTCTGGATATTTTAAGACAAGAGGCAAGTAGACATCGCATGAAACAGTTAAGGCTTGGTTACATCTTTCCATCTGGGTGTCATTGGTGGCTTCTTTTTCGACGTTTTCTTTTCCTTGGGCTTCCATGGCGCTAATTCTCTTCCTTCTATCACAATGATATTTTTATTTTTAAAATAAACATTTTCATAATCTTGCACGATTGCATTTAAAATTTTTCTGGAATACAGCAACCCAAATCTATATTTTCTTGCCAAAAGCAATGTGGATAAAACCCCAAATTTATTCAATAACTCTATATGATCTTTCGTATACATGGTCTGATAATTACCGTTTTGTTGTAAATAAATATATTTTCAACCGTTTAAACTCAGATACTTGTAAAAAGCACTGTAAATTAAAATTTTGAACTTCGAAAAAATGCCCCCACAACCCTATGTGAACTGGGTCTAATTTTTATATGTTTTGCCTCTTTAAAACGGTAAATCTTGCGCTGGATTTGCCTTTTCAAATAAAGACGCATCAAAGTTAGAGGCTGGCACTTCCTCAATACCATTCTCAATACAAAATCTTTTAACCTGTTCGTTCATGGATTCCATAAGCTGGCCATTATAGGCGTGTGTTTCAAATTCCGCGTACCGGAAATATTTTGGCTGCCCATTCACTTCTCTTTGAAAAGAGGGCAGGTTAAACCATTTCTTATCGCCGCTTTGCACATGGGCTATTTTTCTGAAAATTAGTACAGCCGGCTTTTCAATTTTTACCTTGATATCCGCATACCCTATTGTTTTATTCTTATTCGCTCTTTCATAGTATAAGATTTCCATTAGCTACCCGCTTTCATAAGTTGAAAATTTAAATATACCTCGCATTTACGGCGCATAATATCCATAAAATCGAGGAGTTGCCCGATTTCCGTTACAGCATCAGATGATCTCTTCTTGTCCAAGATGTTCAAATACTCAAGTAAAATCTTGAATTGTTCCCTAATGGGCTCGTAAATGCTTTTCTTAGTTATTTTTTGTGCATCGCTTTTAAGGTTGATGCTAGCTGTGCTCTTTTGCGTGTCTTTGGGTTTTTCGAATGTTCGGCCGCTTCTAACTTCGATGCGGGAATTTTCTGGCCCTTTTTTACGTTTAGGGATTTTCGCAGACTGCCTTTTTCCTTTATTGCCTCTTGAATCCATTTTTTTTCACTCATTTTGGTTTCCATAAATTCGTCGTTGAAATATAGTGCCCCCGGATAATATATCCGTTCCTTAATCATTCACTCACTGAGCACCCCCTTGATTGGGGGTGTTTTTATTTTTTGGAACTTAAGATCATGAACCTATACAAGGTTCGCATTAAGTCACGAATTTCCTCTTCATCTTGCCCGGCTGCATATTCTCCCAGACGATCTAGCAAAAAATCCATGCGCTCCAAATTTGGAATGTTATTTTTAGCAAAGAAGTTGTCAATGATATTTTTTAACGCAGTTCTCCACGGAATCACTTTTTCTTTTTCATTTTTTTGCATGACTCGATCTCTTTGTCAAATTTCTTGTCCATTTTCATAAGCTTCGAAATATCTTTCTTTGCCTTTTTCTTGTCGTTCTTTTCAACATCTTTTTTTACTTTTTTAATTTGCTTGTCCACGATGTTCCCCATATGGTTTAAAAACATTTCTATCAATTTAGTAACCTCTTTACACCCGTCTACGACAAACGCATGTGGCTTTAAATTGGCTCGTGTTTTGTTAATTTGTCTCTCTAAAGATTTCAACATTCTATGTCCTTTATTTCTTTTTTTTAGGTATTTTCGCGCCTGATTTTCTAGCAACGTTTAATGCAATTGCTATAGCCTGTTTCTGCGGCTTGCCCCCTTCTTCCATCTCAGTTTTGATGTTCTGGCTGATAACTTTCTTGCTTTTTCCTTTGGCTAACGGCATTATAAACTCCTTTTTTTTAGAGGCATTATGGATAAATGTAAAGTATGCAATAATTTATTTAAAAGAAAATATCCCAAGGGCGGTTTGCGCCAAATATATTGTTCTAAAAAATGTAGATACACCGATTCATATGTAGAAAAAACTTGCATTACGTGCGAAAAAATATTTGTAAAGAATATTTTATCTACTAAGTCGGATGTGTATTGTTCTTTAGCTTGCATTCAAAGAAATCCTTGCCAGTTGTGCGGGAAAATTATAACCGGGAGAAAAACTTTTCAAAGTGGAGAAAAAATGTTTTGTTCTCGGAAATGTTCGAATTTTGTCCACAGAACTCTGAATTCTAAAATTGCATATATGGCTAAAGGCTATGCGCGCTCTATTAAAGATCATGGAAAAATCATATGTAATCGCTGTGGATATGATGATATAAATGTTTTGATAGTTCATCACCTTGATAGCAATCGTCTCAATAATGAAATTACAAATCTTGAAACGTTGTGTGCAAATTGTCATCACAAAATTCATTGGGGAGATAGTGAAAAACGCTTGAAATGCGCTCAACTGGCTCTTATGATTTCTAACCATTAATCTTGCTTTTTCCCTTCTTCAATGGCATACTGCCCCCTTAATTCAAGCGTTTTGTTGATTTCTTGGATTTCCTTATAGATAAACAACATTAAAATTATAATTACAAGTCTTGCTAACATATTTGTTCCCATCCTTCCCTTTCTTTCCAAAAGAGTATTTTATCTCCTGATTTCAATCGCAAGCCCTCCCATTTAATCCCAGTCCACCAAACAGGTATAGCCTTACCTTCACCCTTACCCCACACTAGATCGTACAACAGCGGCCTTGCAAACGATTCCTTGACCCATCCATCGCAATCCATCGGACAATCTTTGATTGTAAAGTCAAATTTCCCGATCTGATGTGGCTCAGATCTAGTTTTCCAGCGCTGCCTTTTCACTTAAACCAATCTCCTTTGACTAAGATTAAATTCTCTTCAGGAAAATATTTGTGAAATCTCTTAATTTTTGTGAGACTTTTTTTATCAAAGTAACCCTTGACCTCAACCCAGTAGTGGGTGCCGTCTGGGTTGGTAATTTTAAAATCCGGCAGGTAACTTCTTGTGCCGCGTCGGATGTTTTCAAACCAAAAAGTTTTTGGCTCATGTTCCCACTCCTTGATTGCTTTTGCTTTTTTTAAGCCCTCTAGATAGAGGGCATACTTGTACTCCCAGTTAGAGCGAAAGAAAATGCGGCGATCACCCACCTGGTGCCAGCTTTGCTTGGCCTCAAAGGTTCTTCTCTTTCCCGCAATTTTCAATCGCCTCCTAACCATCATTTTTTACCTACATTCCTTGACTTCTTAAATCTTCATTTTCCCAAAGAGTTATGATGGTATTCTCAGAAGAAAATAATCTGCTCGCCGTTCTTGGTTCATACATTTGAGAAATTTGAGACTTATTTAAGTTTGAGGTAAAAACCGTAGGCTTCTCCATGTTGTAGCGAATGTCTATTGCATTGAACATCACTTCTTTACGCCAATCATTTGGAGGTGTAGAGCCTATATCGTCGATGAATACAAACCCATCATCCAAACACAATCCCAATGTCTCCATGTAATCTTGGTTGCTGTCAATTGCATCTCTGAGACGTGCGTATAATTTTGCTTCTTTCCAATAACGCACAGTGTCATAACGCCGAAAAACAAAATCAACTAAAGCCGCACAAAGGTAAGTTTTACCCGTTCCTGGAGGACCGAGCAACACAAGATTATTTTTCCCATTTTTCATCCAAGCCCATATTCTTTCGACATCTTCGCTATGAAAGCTCTTGTCAATTGAGCATCCTCTGGCGTTCTTGTAGCGCGCGCCGAAGTGAGTTTCCTTGAAGTTGTCGGCTCTTCGCTGAAGGGCATCGCTTCTTTGCTGTAATTGTTCTTCATTGCTTTCAAATTGCATTTTTCAATCTCCATTTTTGATTCTAGTTTAGCAATATTTTTTTTTATTCCCGAAGGGGATACGATGACACTTTTCCAAAAATCGTCCTTAAAAATCCAACAAATTAAGGCAGTTAGATGAGAAAAGCTTTTCTTTTTCAGAAGCTGATCAAAGATTTTAGGCCAGTTTAAGGTGCTGTCGTTAAAGTGCGGATTAACATAAGAAATTTCCTGCTTGAGTTTTTCACTCAACTCCTGAGCCTCTGGCGAAGGTTTGTGCAGAAGTTCGGGCGAAGATTTTTGAGGAGATGTAAGAGGAGAGATATCATTAGTAGTATTATTATATATATAAGGAGAAGGGGTACCCCTTTGGACATTAATGTCCCCTCGATCGGGACATTTTTGTCCCTTCGCAAAAATTTTTTGAGAATCAGGTGTAACCCAAATTTTCCTACTAACTTTTATACCCTCTTTTTTCACTTCAACCTTTATGAATCCCAAGTTCTTTAAAGATTCGAGCCATCTTTTGATTGTCCTAATATCTACATCATAAAATTCAGCGAAATATTTATTGGATGCCCAGCAAAAACCGTA